GAGTGCCATCTACGGACGCTAATAGCTGTACAGCTTGAGTAGCAACGTCGCCGCCATCATCAGCAGCAAACTGTATTAATCCCACGGTATCGCCAGACTGAACGATTGTACCTCCGCCCGTTGCGATTGAACCGTTTCGACTTTTGCCTAATACAAGTCTAGGGCCACCATTATCAGCAGAGTATCTAACAACACCAACAGAAGTGCCCCCATTGTCGGTTCCAACAACGCTCAAGTGAGGGTTAATTGCTGCTACCGCTATGTTAGCGTTGAAACCAAGCATCACTCGGTTGGTGCTTCCTTGGACAAACAAAGCATTCGCATCGGTATTTGTTTCAACGCGAAAGTCCACATCTGCACCTGCTTCGTTGAACACAGCGCCACCGTCTTGAGTGAGAGCACCATCAATGTCTACTACATCTAGGTTAGCTGTACCGTCTACATCTATGTCGCCTGAAATGTCCAGCGTAGCTGCATCAAGTTCACCAGTGATCGTAAAGTTACGAATGCCTGTGTAGTCTTTGTTAGAATCAAGTATAACGGCTTTAGAAGCTACAGCAGTACCTACAGCAGTGCTTCCTAAGTCTAAGGCATTTAGTTCACCCAGTACGGCTGTAATACCATCTAAGGTATTGATCTCAGCCGCTGTGACTGTTACACCGTCAAGAATATTTAGTTCTGCGGCAGTGGATGTCACACCATCTAATATGTTTAGTTCTGCCGCTGTTGAAGTTACAGCCGTTCCGTTTATAGAAAGTGCGTCTGTTTCAAGAGTTCCGTCTACATCTACATCACCTGAAATATCTAAAGTAGCCGCATCCAATTCGCCTGTGATTGTCAGGTTGCGAATACCAGTATAGTCTTTGTTCGCATCTAGGATTACAGCCTTAGAAGCAATAGCAGTACCTACTGCGGTACTACCAAGGTCTAATGCGTTAAGCTCTCCTACAACCGCTGTAATGCCATCTAAAGTATTGATCTCAGAAGCGGTAGCTGTTACACCATCAAGTATATTTAATTCAGCGGCTGTGCTTGTAACTCCGTCAAGTATATTGAGTTCCGCTGCCGTAGAAGTAACCGTTGTACCGTTAATAGATAGTGCATCAGTTTCCAGCGTACCGTCAATGTCGGCATTACCTGATATGTCCAATGAACCTGCATCTAACTCTCCAGTAAGTGTAATGTTTCTAAAACTTGCTACGTCTTTGTTAGAGTCTACTGTCACAACTTTATCGGCTACAACAGTTCCTGTTGCTTGCCCAGTATCACTATAATTAAGTTCTGCTGCTGTTGAAGTTACACCATCTAAGATGTTAAGCTCTGCTGCTGTACTTGTTACGGCTGTACCATTAATAGATAAAGCATCTGTCTCTAACGTACCATCAATATCAGCATCTCCAGAAATGTCAAGAGATCCTGCATCTAGTTCCCCAGTTAGGGTGATGTTTCTAAAGCTTGCTACGTCTTTATTTGAATCCACTGTAACTACTTTATCAGCTACAACTGTTCCAGTAGAAGAGCCTGTATCGCTATAGTTTAGTTCTGTTGCTGTTGCTGTGACACCATCAAGTATGTTTAGTTCTGCTGCGGTAGACGTTACACCGTCCATAATGTTTAATTCAGCAGCCGTAGCTGTAATAGCAGTGCCATTAAAGTTGATAGCATCAGCATGGACTGTGCCGTCAAAGTACCCATCTTTAAATTCTAGTGAGCTAGTTCCAAGATCAATATCATTATCGGTGACAGGTACAATAGCCCCATCTTGAAAACGAACTTGCTCTACGGCAGAACTAGAAACTTCTACAAATACTCCAAAACGATTGTTAGTAGAATCTACTACAATTTTATTATTAAAATCTTGATCACCTATCTGTGGAATATGTCCACCTTCACCTGCTGTGCCATCGTGCTTATGGCCTGTTGTGCCAGAGGTTGCATATGAAAATGCAGTCAAAAGCTGATTATACTCATTATTAAATAATGCAGCGGTGATTGTATCTCCATCTGAAAAACTACTTTGTCTGGTGTAACTCGCCATGTTATCTCCTAGTTGACGGCACGTAGTCTAAGTACATACCATTAATAGCATAAGGTGGTTTTTTATCTTCTGACCTTAATCTAAAATTCACTGTAAACCCGCCGCCTTGAATTGCCTGACGAACCATAGGGTCGTTTGTTCCTCCAAAAAAAGAAGAACCGAATACACTTGTACCAAAAACTGCTGGTAAAGGAACAGACAGTAAAGTATAGTCTAACGGTTGAGGAACCTTTGGATCTTCATAATCATATCTAACCCTTAGAGTAGGCTGTGCGCTTCCTTCTGGACTAATAGAAATTTTAATATAACGCATGTTTTTGCGTGTGCCAAAATCTCCAAAGTCATAGTTAGGTGTAGTGTATGTAGCTTTTATATTAGCTTCTGATGCCGAATGAATAAAACTACTTCCTGTATCGTGTAAGTATATGTAACCGTCTTTATCACCATGAAATGTTTTTTCTACGCCGTTTGAATTAAATCCAGAAGTAATAGCTCTTGCTTGTATACCGAGTGTTTCTGACCACTCAAAACCTTTAGAAGTTAAAGATCCAATAATTCCTTTTGAAACATCAGGAGTTGCAGTTGTAGTAGAGTAAAATATTCTGTATTGAGATTTTTGCCTCAATACTACACTAGATACAACTAAGTCATTTATATCTTCTGCAATAGATTCTATAATAGGTTGTATTTGTCTGCTAACACTTCCTAACTCTACGTCACCAATTCTTGCCGTTCCTGCAATAGTACGAACACCGTCAGGACTTAAAAATACCAAATCACCTGCAATCTCTTGAATACTATGATTGTCTAAGCAACCTACGTTTTTTGTTACAGGAACAACTGCAATATTGTTAGAATCGTTAATGTTTATTAATTTAAAAATACTATTTTTGCAGAAAATAATTAGGTCAGATCTAAAAGGTTTAATACCTATAACTTTATCATCTAGTTTTATTGAGCCTGATCCAGTGCTGGTGAAATCATTTATATCATCTGTACCACTAAAATAAATAGTGTTTGGAGTATCAGAATCTCCACCTACGACTAAGTGCCTGTCGTGTACCGTGCAAAGGGTCGGTGTTACTGATCCACTTACTGTTATCTCTTCTGCAAAAAAAGTTCTATTACTTATTACTCCAGTTCCTGTCATTTTAAACAAAAAAGGTTTAGAAGCGGAGCTTTCATCTGTAATAACAACTTCGCCGTACTGACTATCTCCTTCATAAAAAGTAAAGTTACATTGTGACTGATTTGTTCTAGCTGCTATAGATCTACCAGTAAATGTAGTATGATTGTCACCCGAAGAAGCTACACTAGCTCTATTTATTTGTAAGTATGAAATACCATCTAAAGTAAAATATATATTTGTGCCAGAGGTTACAATTAAACCATCCGCATAAACAAAAAGACCTAGAATAGCATTTGAGCTATTAGGTCTAGTAGCGTCCGTGCCTCCAAAAGCTGTAAAGCCATTAATTCTTCTGTAGCCACCATCATTGTCTACTTCAAAGTTTTCTAACTGCGTAGCAAGTCCGGGATTAGACAGCATTTCAAACTGACTTAAATTTGTGTTTAAGCCTCCTCTACAGGATATACCAAACGGTAACGAACCTGCCATTATACGAACCTAACTCTGTCATCTTTAAAATAACTAGGAACTGGTGACATTAAGTTTAGCTGCATGTTCCTTATTCCTTTCTTATAGTCTTCTAAAGAAAAAGCTGCTGCTTGGGCGTTATCCTTAAACTGATGCACATAATATCTTGCCCTGTTTATCAAAACAGGAACATACAGATCAGGAAAAACTAACTCATCCGAATGTGCGCTAAGTTTTGTAGGAAGCGAGTAAGCAAAAAACCAAACTTTATACACTTTATCTGGTATAGGGCTAAGTCCAAACTTTCTGTTATCAGGACTTTTCAACACCCGTCTAGGTAAACCAAACTGCTGGGTATCTGCATCGTCTAAGTTTTCAGATGTTTGATAGTAATCTTTAAACTCTTCTATAGTAACAAATCGTAAGGGTTGCATCTCAAATGGTGCTGTCTCTCCGCTAACGCCTACAGTGGTTATAAGAAAGTTGTCCCAATCTATATAACCATAATCTGTAGTAAGACTAGAAGAAGAAGGCTTTAGCTCATACCAGCGTGTACCTGCTACTGTTTCAATGTTTACATTTCCATATCTAGGATCAGTAGTTCCACTTTCAGCCACGGCAAGAAAAGGCCACTGGGCCTCTTCATTCACCATGTCTAGGTAGGATCTATTAATGACATCTTTTACGTGGCTTTGTATACCCACAGCACTACTAAAGTCAGCCTGTGTGAGTTCTACTTCATTCATCTCACGTAAAATTTCATTAGATAATTCTAGATATGTAGTAGCCATAGTCTTTAGTTAGGCCCTGCTTTTGGCATAACATCGCTGTAAGATGGGTTTACCACACCACCACGCGCATATCCTTTAGACTTCATACCACCCTTAGCCATTCCTTTAGACTTCATTTTCTTTTTCTTCATGCCGCCGTTAGCCATGCCGCCTCTTTTTTTAGTACCCATTTTGCTTTTCATGCCCATTTTACTCTTCATCACCTGTCTCCCTGTATAAGTTATCAAAAACTTGATTAACGTCTAAAGTATAATCTAAATCAGATTTACTGTAATGTGTCCACTGTGAAGGTCTAAAGTCTGGAGCGCCTTCACCTACTTCAAACCAAGCAGGATGCGTAACTCTGACTCGGTTGTTAGGAAGAGCTACTATATTCCCTGTCCACTCTCCAGCATCTAATAGCTCAAGAACATGACTCTGTTTATGTTGTGCAGGATCATCTGCTATTTCTGAGTCTGTGTAGTCTACTGTAAAATAATATTTAGCAGGATATAACTCACCGTCTATCTTGGCAAACCAAGGGCATGGTGTTGCTCTATCTAGCACATAAACTGCATGATCTCTAGAGCTACAGTCCCAAGGCTGTGCTGCCCATGTAGGCATAGGTGTAGGCCATTGTTCTAAAGGAGTATCTCCTACAAGACCTGTTATAGGCATCCTAGCCCACATTGCTCCGCCGTGTACATTTGGTTCATCTGTATCGTAAGTTTCGGCACCTGTAAAGATGACTTGGAAGCTTAAAGATCTACAAGGAATGCTTGTAACAGCTATAGCCATTGCGTGTATAAACTCACCATGATATTTCTGATGATTGTGTGTATACTCTTTCCTAACCCAACATTTAAAATGTGGGATATTACTTTGCAAATAAGCCATTAGTCCTCACTGTGGTTTTATTAACGGTTTTTAGGAAGACTCTTATTGTAACCTGCCATCTTGTTACAAGCATCTTCCATAGCATAAATGTCAACAGAACCGCCTACTGCTTTTTTCATGCGGTTGCTGTCGTACATCATACCACCATTTCCCCCAGTGTTCATCTGATTTTGCATAGTTCCCATCATTTGTTGATCCATGCGAGATACGTTTGTTGTATTACGCTGATTCATTCCACCATATGTCATTTTACTTCTCCCTGTGTACTCATTAGGAACGTAACCACTTCTAGGTACTTTGTTTAGTCCTCCATGATCATACTGAATCCTTTCATAAGGATTTGTAGAAAGAGAAAAAACTGAATCATATGTTTGCATAACAGGTTGTTGTTGTGCTGATAGTTGTTGCGCTTGCTTTAAAAAATCTTTAAAAAATCCCATTAGTCTTGCTCCATTGAAAATGTTTTGCTTTTTTCTCTAGCCGCCTCAAACTCTGTATTGTATTCTGTAGAATCACTTTCCTTTTTAAATATGCGATCATAGTTATCTTTGTATTGCGAAAGATTCATCCCCTTTCGGAAACGACTTTCTTTGCTTACAGCAGCTTTACGAAACATCATAGGATTAGATTCAGAACCAATTTGAGGCATAATTAATCTCCATTAAAAGAGAGGGCCACCGAAGCAGCCCTCCCGGAACGGTCTAGTCGATACCGTAGAAGGCAGAAACAAGAGCTTCTGAACGAAGAACTTGTGCGCCATATACGTGCAGACCACGAACAATATCACCAAAGCTGTCAGGATCACGAAGAACCTCAGTATTAGTAATCGTTTGTGCAGTAGCCGTAGAAGACATGTGACCAGCCAAAACTTTACCAGCAGCGTTAGTCGTTGCAGCAATGTTGTTTGACTTGTACATATCAAATCCACGCAGCTTGCCAGAGCTTACCAATCCATTACGGATTGAGCCTTGACCTGCATTGTAGTCTACTGACAAGAGCTTGGAAGAACTTTGAACAAGAACTTCGTAGAACTCTGGGTTAGCAAGGAACCAGCGTCCTTCTTCAGGTACGTTTTGCTCATCAAGCAAACGAGCCATACGAGAAAGAACGTCAATAGGATCATGCTCACTGCCAGCAAAACCGATGTCCAAGTTACCAGTACCATCAAAAGTACCAGCAGCAAGGTCAGTAGCATTGTCAGAACCAAGAATGTGGTTAGGGCTTGAAGCCGAAACACCAGCAAACATTTCAGCGATAACGCCGCTATCAAAAGCATCACGCAATGCGTAAGCTGCTGAAGAGGTTGCTACCTCGCGGAAGTTAACGTGAGACATATTTGTTTCAATGTCATCTACGATAAACTTAAATGCGTTTGCAATATCAACAACAAGTGTCAATTCTGCATCAGTAAGTTTCGTAGCTGTAATTGCTGCTCCACGCTCATACTGGTCAACAGTAATTTCAGGCTCTTTGATGATGCGAACACTGTCACCAAACGCAGAGATTTCTCCAGCATAG